CGCAGTAAGGAATCTGGACGGTTTCTGAATATTAACCCTAAACAGGCTATTAAAAATAAATTCTACCGCATTAAACAAATGCAGCCGTACTTTGCATCAAAAGCTGTCTTTGTTAAAGAAACACACTATGACCTCATCGATGAACTGCTGCAGTTTAAGGAAACAGGATCATCTAAAAAAGATACACTCGATGCACTGCGCTGGGCGCTGGACGATATGTGGAAACCAAACCTGCAACTCAAAGACAGCGTGTGGGTCGAACCGGATACAAGTAAAATAAGGGCTGATTGGGAAACCGGTCAGTTGTTCTATAGCTGATGGCAATTAATATAAAAAAATTAAACCTTCCAGACGTTGACTATACTGACGTATGGCATGATTATAAATTATTCCAATCTTCCGGCGAAGAATGGCGTTACCAAATGGCGGAAGATGAAGATTTTTATCTCGGCAACCAACTGACAGATACCCAAAAAGAATATCTTGAATCTGTGGGACAGCCGCCGGAGGCTAATAACAAAATAAGGCCGGCAGTTGAGACTGTGTTGGCAAACATAGCGGCGGCTTCCCCTGAATGGGATGTGCGCCCTGTCGGTAAAACGGATAACGATATGGCCTTCGTCTGTAATCAGATGCTCGATTGGATATGGCGGGAATCAAATGGAGACGTGCAGTTTCGTAAAGCCTGTAAAGATTTTATTGTAAAAGGACTTTCTTATTTCTATGTTTTCCCCGATTGGAATGTCGACGGTGGCGAAGGCGGTGTCCGGGTGCGGCGGTTATCGCCGGAATCCGTATTTGTTGATCCGAATACAATGCTGTCTGATTTTTCAGACGCATCTTCAATGATATTTTCCGACCTGCATACCAAGAAATCACTGATCTCTGTGTTCCCGCAGTATGAAAAAGAAATCGAAGAAGCAAGAGAAGATTACGAAGTCAATGAGCAGGGTTCCGGAAAATATTCCAGAGATCAGGTGTGGACAAGGGACGATGTGGGTAAAGATCATCAGGAAATGGTTCGTAAATATGTGCGCTTCAGTAAAGTCAATGTGCCAATGGTGATGATTACCGACGTTAATACCGGCAAATCACAGAAATTGTCCCGCGAAGGCTATAAGGAAATGGCAAAAGACGAACGCTATGGCAAACTGGTGAAAGAAAATGTCATTATGGAAGAACTTGTCTATGAAAAACATATCCGCGAAGTGGCTCTGTTCGGAGACCAGCTGATATACGATGAAGTCCTGCCAATTACAAAATATCCTATTATACCAGCCTGCAATGAACATACATCTACACCGTATCCGTCCGGCGATGTGCGCCATTCAAAATCACCGCAACGGATGCTCAATAGAACAGAGGCGCTGTTAATATCACATACCAGCGCAACAACAAATTTTAAACTGCTTTACGAGGACGGGGCGATAGATCCGGGTGAAGTTAACAAGTGGCACATTCCAAATGCGCTAATTCGGGTTAATCCGGGTGCTTTGAGGGAGCAGAAGATTAAAGAGTTCGCTCCGCCCTCCGTAAGTAGTCAGCTGTATACAGAAAAACAACGCTATGAGATGGACATTGAGCAGGTCTTCGGCGCATATAAATACCTGCAGGGTTCAGCATCGGATGCGCCGGGTTCAGTGGGCGAAGCGCAAATCGTGGATGAGGCGGTGGCAAGAAAACAAAATTGGAAAATCCTGCCGATATACGATATGATCACCCGGGCAGCAAGAGTGGCGCAGGAATGGATGCCTTCTGTCTATAATACACAAAGAATCCTACGAGTCGTTAACCCGGACGGTGAATCAAAAGAATTAATGCTGAATGAACCGGTGATTGACGATAAGACCGGGGCAGTAATGCGAATGTATGATGTACAGTCTGCAAAAGTTGATGTAAAAGTTGTGGTCGGCAGTACAAGAGCTAAATCACCAGCCGCCGATCTACAGCGGGACTTGACATTGTTAAATGCCGGTATATATGACCGCACACAGGTGATAATGAATATGCAGGGTGATATGGATAAAGCGTCCCTTATTTCCAGACATAGTGAAATTCAGCAGCTACGCGGTGCTGTTGAACAAATGGAAGAACAGCTCAAAAAGCTGCAGGGCGATATGCAAACCCGCGAAAGAGAAATTTTCCACGCCAATATGAGGGCGGAAATTGCCGAAGCCACCAAGCCAGTACAACAGGCTTTGAGCAATGTTAAGGCGAACGCAAAACTTGAAGAAGCGAGACAGAGAGATGCCTCAAAAAAGGTTAAAGAGGGTGCATCTTCTGTTCTAAACGAGATTAACTCTGAAACAGCGGCTCCCGCACGTGGATAACCGCACAAAAAAAGGAGCATCGAATGGCTAATGAACAAGCACAGGTAACAGAACCAACAGCTGGAGATAACCCAACTGGTGACTTTATGGTAGACACATTGAATGAGTTTAATAAAGGAATCAGCAAAAGCTCTCCAGATGAAGATCAGGTTGATGGTGATGTTTCTGTTGAAGAAAGTGCTGGCTCACAGCGGCAGATGACTGCGCAGGAACAGGAAAACTGGCTGATTGATAACAAATTTCGGGATGACCCGGAAGGCCGTGATAAATTGGCTGAATCCTATAAACAACTGCAAAGTGAGAAGGATCGTATAACAAACGAATTAGGGGATAGGGACGGCAGATACAAGCAATTGGATCAGCTGGACACATTCCTGCATGAAAATCCGGAAATTGTATCGAAACTTCGTGATGAGATCAGTAGTGTAAGTCAAGGAACCAAGCCACCGGAGAAACCGGAAGATTATGATCCCTACGAGGAAAATATCGAAGATTCTTCTTCACAGAAGTATCGGCAGGCTTATGATCAGTACCTTGTTCGCTTGGGAGCAGATGAAGCCCGAAAAGAACTTGCCGGTTTCCGGCAGGAAATGTCGGCTAAAGAAGCTGTACAGGCTGAAGAAAAGGTATTGCAAAATCTTGGACTTTCAAATACTGATATTCAGGAGTACAGGGATTTTATTAATGATCCCAAGATTGTTACACCTGAAAATCTTGTCAATATCTGGCGTCACATGAGTGAGCAAAGAAAAGAGAAAACTGTACCGGATGAACTATCCAATACTCAATCTTCCGGTTCGGGAGGTCGAACGAGCCTTGCGAGTGTCAGCGGAGTTACACCTTCTCCACTTAATTCGTCAGATAAGGAAACAAATGAGTTTATGGATGGTATAATGCAGTTTTCTAATTCTTACACTCCTGACAAAAGGAAATAATAATGGCTACTACTTATGGTACTGGTACAGCGTTGCAATTCACCGATGACTCGCAACGACAGGTACTGGAACTTGGAAGTAAAATTCACTATTACAATCCCGATGTAACACCAATTCTTTCCATTTTCGGATTGAAAAGCTCTGTAACTCCCGTCCCCATTTTTGAGTGGATGGAAGATGAGTACATGATCAAGCGAACAATCAAACAGGATGTTTTTGATACCGGGGCTAACTCGGCTACAACAGCTATCTCTGATACAGCATACGAACCAACGCAAGGGGTCAACAACGGCGCATCTATTCTTAATTTTGATAGACAAGCGCAGATGGAAGGCCTCGAAGCAGGCGCTGTGTATTCGGTTTCTTTTACAGAAACTTCTGGGACTACGGCAACATTGCCTACAGCTAACACCCATGTATTGTGTGTGGCTGTTGGTGTGAATGTTGACTGTGATACCAATAATCACAAAGCTGCTCAATTCGTTGGCTGTCATACAGGTACTGTTGGCAGTGATTCTGTTTGGTATATTGAAGCTAATGCTGATGGAGTTGACCTGTTTACAGGTGACTCTGACGCTTGGATCAATCTAACGTATGTTAACAATGCTGGCGCATTTTATGATGCCGGTAGTGCGACCGCTTACTACGGTCATAACATATCTCCGACTGGCGCTAATAGTGGTTTTGGTCTTCATAACCTTGCGGATGCAGATTACTTCATCCAAGAGAATGGAGTTTCCGGAATTGCTGAAGGTGCCGCAGTTGGTGTAGAAACACGGAAAAAAGTTCGCAGACTAAAGAACTGCACACAGATTTTCCGTGAACCTTACACCATTACCGGAACTGCCAATGCTTCAAAACATTATGGCGGATCAGAACTGGCTCGGCTTCAAGCACGTAAACTGGCAAAAATCAAGGTTGATTGTGAATATGCACTGTTGTCTAATGGTGACTATTCGCTCGATGCTACAGCAGAAAATCCAAAACGAACCTTCGCAGGTTTCGGTATTGGCGATTCTGCTGGCACAGGATTTATCCAGACCAATGATGGTCGCGGTAACTCAAACTTACAAGTGGGTTATTCCGCTGGTACAATGGATGATTTGGACAGTGCGTGCGAATACATATTCCACGATCTGATTGATGGCTCAATGCGTAAAACAGTGTTTGCATCAAACAAGTGGCTGAAGAAACTCGCCTCAATGGTGCGTTTGGGATCTGGAGCTGGAACAGCAGCAACGGCTTCCTACGATCTTGGTGATTCTTCACAGGTCGCTGGTATTCGTGTGCGTCGATTCGTTGGCGCAGTTGGTGAATTAGACTTTATTCCTCACCCTCTCTTAAATGGTGCTTTAGAAGATTATGCTCTTGTGATTGACCCGGCGAACTTTGCAGTTCGTCCGTTGGCAAGTCGCGATATGCAACTTCGCAGAGATATCGTTAAAGATGGTCGTGATGGGCAAACAGATGAATGGATGATGGAGTTCGGCCCGGAAGCTCGGAATGAACAAACTCATGCTATTTTGAAGCTCTCGTAATAAGTCTGATTACTTTCAGTTAAACTGTTTGTGGGGGCGGTTTTCCGCCCCCCAAACAACAAAGAAGGAAAAAATATGCCTGATAAAACAACATACGGTACTGGCGCAACCGGTTTTTCTGATGGGCAGACAAAACTTGTCAGTTCATTGAAGATTATGAAAAAGAAACGTAAGAAAAGATTAAAGAAAAAGAAATAATGAGATATAGAGAAGCATACGAATTAATTGACGCCGCAGTCGGTAAAGCGGAACTTGGTTTTCCAGTTACGGAAACATTAAAAGCAATGTTTTTTGATCAGGAAGTGGAGAATATTGGATTGCGTTTGGTGAAAAAATCAGTTCGTGCAAGTTTTTCAGTTTCAGGGAAAGAGTATGTACTGACCGATGAAAAGCGGTCTAATAAGATTTTTAAAGTTGAACTTGTAGATGGCTCTGGTTCAACAAGAGCAGTGCCTTACATTGATGATAGTGTTATGTTTTTCAGTACAGATGAGGACACAATTTCGAATATTGGCTATACATTGAGAACGGACGCAACATCCGGCAGCCTTACTGCCGGGACAAGAGCTAATCCATGTTCAATTACTGCCGCATCTCACGGGCTTGACTCCGGGGATTTTGCGATTTTCAGCGAAGTAGTTGGACTTGATTTAACTGCTACAAGCGTTAATGCGCTTAACGGTAAAAGACTCGCGGTTACAGTGGTTGATGCAAATACTTTTACCGTAGCAGTAGATACAAGTTCAGGATATGGCGCTGACGCTACAGCCGGCAAATGGCAGGAAGATACAGTAAAAATAGTCTTTAATAAAACTCCTTCATCAGACAGTTCTACTGTCAGGGTGTTCTATTACGCAAGGCCAGAGCCGAAAACGGACAATACAAGCCGGATTGATCTTCCGGATCAACTGTTGCCGGCGGCTATACATCGTGCGGTAGCACAATTAATAAATTTAGATGGTAATTTACAATTAGGGTCAGGCCATAGAGGTCTGGCTAAAGCATTAGAAAATGAATACATGGGAACAGATAGGGCGAGAGAAGCAATGCCTGATCTTGTTCCGCAACCA